GATATGACGTTTGGTGTTAGACCTACTGAGCTAGTCACTATCTGTGCTGGCTCTGGTCTAGGTAAGTCTACGTTCATGCGTGAGCTAGTGTTCTCAATACTAGGACAGACCAACGACAGGGTAGGACTAGCATTCCTTGAAGAGACACCAGACAGGACAGCGCGTGGCCTAGTAGGACTACAGATCAACAAGCCTATACACCTACCGGGCTGTGACTACTCACCATCAGAGGTGGATCAGGTGTTCGACAACCTTAACCTTGATGATCGTGTTGTGTTGTGGGATACGTTTGGTTCTAACAAGATAGAGAATGTACTGGCACGATTCAGATACCAGATCAAGGTACTAGGTGTGAAGTACATCGTACTAGATCACATATCAATACTAGTATCAGACCAAGACAACGGTGATGAGCGACGTGCCATTGACGAGATCATGACTAAGCTACGCATGTTCTGTCAGGAGATGGTGGTGTCTATGTTTGTTGTGTCACACCTCAAGCGACCTGAAGGCAAGGGACACGAGGACGGTGCATACACTAGCCTTGGTCAGCTACGTGGTAGTGCCGCCATTGCACAACTGTCTGATATCGTGATAGGATTAGAACGTAATGCACAGGCAGAGGATGTGATGGTACGTAACACAACCAACGTGCGTGTACTTAAGAACAGGTTCAGTGGCATGACAGGCCCAGCTACTGCACTGATGTATAATAAAGACACTGGTAGGTTAACGGAGGTAATGGGGTGAGGTGTAAAGCCTGTGACAAGATCATGAGTAACTATGAACTGACCAAGAAGTTTGATGGTAGTGGTGAGTTCGTAGACTTATGTAACGAATGTAGTAGGTTCCTTGCTGACGATGACATAACGACAGTAGGTAACGTAGACTATGCTGACTTGTATGACTTAGAGGAGATACGAGATGTCGAAGATGAACCGTTGGATTACTACCCAACACCAGACACAGGAGATGCAGGGGAATGGTCATGAACTTACAGATGAACAAAGACTTGATCTGTCCTACTACGAATATAGTGTATCTGGATATCGAAGCGAATGGATTGGACCCGACAGAGATACACTGTGCAGTGACGAAGAGGCCACACGAAGTAGCCTTGACGCACTTATCTAGCAGGAGTTTAGCGCATGAGCTACAAAAAGGTGGGCAGGTATGTGGACATAATCTTATTGGTTACGATCTTCCTGTTATGCTTAAACTGTGGGGCATCAATGTACATAGAGATAGAGTCATCGATACTCTCGTGATGTCACGCCTGTTTCGTCCTGACCTTGATGGTGGTCACAGCCTAGCTGCATGGGGTCAACGCCTTGGGTTTGCAAAGGGTGACCATGATGAGTGGGACGTACTGTCTGATGAGATGATTGAGTACTGTAAGCGTGACGTTGATGTGACTGAGAAGTTATACAACAAGCTAGTAGAACAGATGCAGATGCTTAAGTTTAGTAAGCACTGTGTTGACCTTGAACACAGCACTGCATTCATATGTAAAGATCAGGAAGACAATGGGTTTCAATTCAAGAAGCAGGATGCTGTTACCCTGTACTCAGAGTTGACTACCCGTATGGACAGAATAGAAAGAGACTTACAACAAGTGTTCCCACCTATAGTAGAGGAGAGGTACAGTGATAAAACACAGAAGAGACTCAAGGACAAAGTTACGGTATTCAACGTCGGTAGTAGACAACAGATTGCAGAGCGGCTTACTAGCAAGGGCGCTGTGTGGAAGGAGGTCACTCCGTCAGGACAACCAAAGGTCGATGAGTCAACCCTCAAGAAGCAGACAGACATTCCCGAAGCAAAGATTATTCTCCGTTACCTACTGTGCCAGAAACGCGCCTCTCATGTGGACTCGTGGATTAAAGCAGTGGGCGAGGACTCACGCATACATGGACGGGTCAGGCACATCGGCGCTGTCACAGGCAGGATGGCGCACTCCTCTCCAAACTTGGCTCAGATACCTAGTGTAAGGGCTGAGTATGGTAAGCAATGTCGTGAGTTATTTACAGTACCTGAAGGTCATGTGCTTGTGGGTGCTGATGCTAGTGGGCTTGAGCTACGTATGCTTGCACACTACATGGATGATGCCGACTACACCAACGAGATCCTTACAGGTGACATACACACAGCCAACCAGAAAGCAGCAGGACTAGCAACAAGGGATCAAGCTAAGACATTCATCTATGCTTTCTTGTATGGTGCAGGTAATGCCAAGATAGGTGAGGTAGTAGGTTCTACCAGTGGAGCAGGCAAGAAACTTAAAGATAGATTCTTAGAGAACACACCAGCACTGGCTGATCTAAGAAAGGCTGTGCTTGAGGATGGTGAGTCTGGTTCTCTTGTTGGTTTAGATGGTAGACGGTTGAGTGTACGATCAGCACATGCCGCACTGAACACACTGCTACAGGGTGCTGGCGCTATAGTTATGAAGCAAGCAATCGTTATCCTATATGATCTGCTGGACAAGGTAGACTTCAAGCTAGTGGCACAGGTACACGATGAATGGCAGATAGAATGTAAACCAGAAGACGCAGACTTCATAGGTAAGTCTTGTGTTAACGCAATGATATTCGCAGGCGAAGTCCTGCAACTGAACTGTCCGTTGGACGGAGAGTATAGGGTTGGTAATAGTTGGGCAGATACCCACTAGCACAATTCTATTTTATGTGGTATAATAGTAGTGTAACATTAACTAGCAGGAGAAATGCTATATGTCAGACCAAGCACCCAATGTAATGGTTAACTGTGATTTGTATTGGCCTAACCTGACTCACAAGAATGAGTTAGCAGGTAAGTATACAGTTGATCTTTCTAATCTATCTGATGCTGCTGTTACTGCGTTGGAAGATATGGGACTTAACATCCACAACAAGGGAGATGAGCGCGGTAACTACATCACTTGTAAGTCTAACAACAAGTACCGAGGCTTCAAGCCTGATGGCAATGAGTTGCTTATCAAGGGACGTACACCACGCGATGAGACAGACGATCCAGAGTCAGGTGTTGTTGTAGGTAATGGCTCTAAGGCTAAGTGTCTTCTTGGCTACTACGATTGGGAGTACATGAAGAAGAAGGGACGCAGTGCTACACTTAAGCGTCTGGTTATTTCTGACGTGGTTGAGTACACTCAAGAAGTAGAAGAGATGGACGCTCTGTGATACTCGTTGATGGTGACATGCTGGTGTATCGTATAGGGTTTTCTTGTGACGATGAAAGTGAAAGCGTTGCAACGAAGACCCTAGACAATTACCTATCTGAAATGGTCATGGATCTATCTGACCACTACGACACCAGCATTGTTTATCTTACTGGCAAAGGCAACTTCAGGGACGAGGTTGCTACCACCCTTCCATACAAAGGTAATCGTAAAGACAACCGTGTACCTGTACACAAACAATTACTACGTGACTTCATGGTCAGTGAATGGAATGCACAAGTTGTTAACGGTATGGAAGCTGACGATGCTATTGCTATCAAGGCTACTGAGCTAGACCACAAAGCAATCATCTGTTCGTTGGACAAAGACTTCAAGCAAGTACCGTGTCCTATGTATGACTACACTAAGAAAAAAGTAAACTCAAGTTTACCTGATGATGCTATGCGCTTCTTATACAAGCAAGCACTGATGGGTGATCGTGTTGATAACATTCCGGGCATCTATGGTATCGGCCCTAAGAAAGCAGATAAGATTATTGATCCTTGTACGACTGAGTGGGAATGCTATAGCACTTGCCTAACTCACTACTGGGACAATGACTTAGATGAACGTAGACTGATAGAGAGTCTTAGTCTTCTGTATCTTCTGCGCTCACATGATGACAAGTATGAGAAGCCAAGTGAAGTTTGATTCTAAGTTTGAGAAAGAAGCCTACGCCTTGATGGTGGGCTGTGAGTATCATCCTTCACAAACACTAGAGTACGTACTGCCTAAGACGTATGAGCCTGACTTTGTTTACAAGACACAGAGTAAGACCATATGGATAGAAGCTAAGGGTAGGTTCCGTACATCAGAAGAGGCACGTAAGTATGTCTACATTGCAAAGACGCTTGGCTCAAAGGAGGAGTTGGTATTTCTCTTCCAAAAACCAAAGACCCCAATGCCGGGATCACGCAGAAGAAAGAACGGCACACGCTACACAATGGAAGAGTGGGCAGCAAAGCAAGGGTTCAGATGGTACACCCTCGACACACTACCAAAAGGATGGACAAGATGAGACATCTAATAATACCTGACACACAAATAAAACCAGACAAACCTACGGATCATATGCTATGGGCAGGTAAGTACGCATGTGCTGTTAAGCCTGACACCATCATACACATAGGTGACCACTGGGATATGCCATCGTTGTCATCGTATGACGTAGGTAAGAAGTCCTTTGAAGGACGGCGGTACTCTGCTGATATTGAGGCAGGCAACGAAGCAATGCAGTTGTTTACTGATTGCATACGCGCTGAACAGGCACGACAGCGTAAGTTCAAGAAGAAGATATGGAAGCCTAGACTTATATTCACAATGGGTAACCATGAGAACCGCATCGAACGTGCTGTAGAAAACGATGCTAAACTAGAAGGGTTGATGAGCTATGAAGACCTTAACCTCAGAGGCTGGGAAGTACATCCATATCTTCAGCCAGTTATTGTGGATGGTGTCGCTTATTGTCATTTCTTCACTAGTGGGGTTATGGGTCGCCCAGTATCTAATGCAAAACTACTGCTCCAAAAGAAACATATGTCATGTGTCATGGGACACGTACAAGATAGAGATATCGCATTCGACAGAAACGCCGCAGGAGAAAGAATGACTGCACTGTTTGCTGGTATCTACTATCAACACGATGAGGAGTATCTTAATCCTCAGACTAATGGTTCATGGTCGGGGCTGTGGGTATTCAACGAGGTAACCAATGGTTCCTTTGATGAGATGCCTGTGTCAATGACGTATCTGCGGAGGAAGTACGGTGCTAACTCTTGATGAAGTACTAGAGCGTGTCGCTGCTAGGTACGATGAGGTAACTATCATGGAGGCTTTAGAGATAACAGCCGAAGAGTTAGTAGAAAGATTCTCAGATAAGGTAAACACTAACAGTTGGAAGTTTGACTTGGAGGAAGAACATGAGCATTGATGACGCAACACCAGCAGAGTGGGATGCACTTCCATCAGGACAAAAGAAGTGGATCAAGGTAGATGTAGTTGAGAAGCCAGAGCATTACAACAAGGGTGGCGTCGAAGCTATTGATTACATTAAGCAGCAACTAGGCGATGGCTTTGCTGACTACTGCGCCGGTAACGTACACAAGTACATACACAGGTACAAGTACAAGAACGGTGTAGAAGATCTACGCAAGGCTCGTGTTTATTTAGAATGGTTGATAAAGAGTATGGTAGAATGAAAGTCGTAGAAGGTAGTTTTGGTAAAGGCAAAGAAGACAAGGATGAGATCCTAACGTCTGAGTTTCTTTCTGCTTTTGTAGTTAGAGCAATGCAACATGAAGAAGAAGGTAAGTCATTCAAGGTAGCTGTCATCATGTACGAAGATGGCGAGATGTTTGAAGTAGCATCCAATGAACAGTACCCAGATGGTGTCTTCATGTTATTACAATTAGCATCACAAGCAATACTAAATGAAACACTAGGAGTAACAGAATAGATGGACGCATACCAACAGTACATACACAAGTCACGCTACGCCCGTTACAATGCAGAAGAGCAACGACGAGAGACATGGGAAGAAACAGTCAATCGTTATGTTAACTATTGGGTAGACAAAGCAGACCTTAATGACTTTGAAGTATCTGATATCTTCAAGGCTATACATGATCTAGATGTTATG